CGTCACCGCCAATCGCCGCATTGTACGTCGTGGCAGTGTTCAGCACGTTCGCGCCGTAGATTTCCTTGGTCTGCTGGAAGGACTCGATCAGACCGAGGTTCGACGGGTGGAACTGCGTCTTGTACAGGTTATCGTCAATCGCCTTGCGGGTGATCGCGTAACCCAGAGCAATTTCCGTATGCTCTTGATTGTACACAAAACGCTCACCAGCGCCGCTGTCGAACGCAGTCTGACCACCTTCGGTCTTAAGCTGCGCGAGGCCCAGATACCGCATTTCGGCGGTACGTTCGAGGGCCATCTTCGAATCGTGCTTGGTGAAAATCTTGTCGTACTGAGACGGAATCTGCTCGTACTTGCCTTCAACGCCCCGCAGGCCGGGGAGCAGAAGGTCCTTAATGGCACTAAGATTAACAGCCATTGTCCCTTACTCCCCTTAGCTGATGCCGGTCGGGCCAGCGCCGTTAGAGCGCAGCCACTCGTTGTTGAAGCCAACAACCACCCAGTTATAGGCGGAAGTCGGATCAGTACCCGGCCCACCCGGCGGCTGCGTGATCAGATCGACCACGACAAACGGGAAGGTGACGGTGGTGCCGAGGCTGTTCAGATAGGCACCAGACACGCCGGTAGCGGAGTTGCCGCTGCCAATGGCGAACTGGGCATACTGACCAATCGGGCTGCTGGTGAAGGTGGACAGGCTGCCGCCAATGTTGAAGGTGGTGCCGTTGCCCTGCACGACGAAGCGCGCATTCGGGTCATCGATCACATAGGCTTCAACGTCGCCGGTCGCATCGGAACCGGGCCAGTAGTTGGACCACACGGTCCGCTTCTGGCTGGTGGACAGATACTTGCAGCCCACGAAAATACCCGCCAGCGTTGTGGTGCCGGGGGAACCCTGCGTGATGTAGCCATTGGCAGTGCCAATAACCGGCATCACCGGGTCGCCGAAGTAGATCGGGGTGCTGTTAGAAGAAGCAATCCGGCGGGCGGTCTGGGCGAAAGTCGGCGCGCCGCCAGCCCCACCCTGATACTGCCGGAAGCCAAACGGGGCATTGGTATTTGCCACGGTCAGACTCCTAATATGGAAGCACTTTCATCGCACGCCGGGGCGATTAAGCGCGGGGGCATTTGTTCACCCTTCACGCCGGGGAAGGGTATATTTGCCTTATAAGGCCAAACAAATAATCGTTGCCAGCATTTTGTGTAAAAGAAAAGGGCAAACCTTTCGCAGGATTTGCCCTAATGTAAATAAAACTGGATTTCTTTAACAGTTACGCCTCATTCCCCCAGCAAACCCAACCATTTCTTGGCCTTCTGGCAAATAGTTCGGCCTTTCTGGCGGTGGGATACAAAGAGTTTATCCTGTCTTGCACGATTTCGGGCTTTTCGCTGTGCCTGCCGCGTGGCGCAAACACAGTTTGCTGAACACCCTCATCAGCCAGAGGCAAAGGGCGCCCCTTTTCCACGGTGGAACCAACAATAACCAACTCTGTTAGGGGCTTTGTAATGCTGGGCCTGACGCCTTGCGCGCCAATAGGACACCCTGACTTTGAGGTTTTGACCCAAACAAAAGCTATTCCACGATAAAACAACCCCCAATCATTCATGAGATTGATTGATCTTTGAAGCGCGGACGATGTTGTCCACATAAATAAAACTGAAGGCTTTGCCATGATGTTTTTAACAGCAAGGCGGCTTAGTTCTTCATCCTTCATAAGATTATAATGTTTTCCGGCCGCTCCCATCTTGTCTTTTGATCCGTAATAGTCCCACGGCGGATCACAAATAATAACATCAAAAGGAGAAAACGCCTCCAGTTCATCCCAGTTTCTTGTTGAGATAGACACTAGAGGCGTTTCCATTATTTAGTCCTGCGGAACCGGCATGGGTTCATAACCCTTGCTGATCTTCGGCTTCACCTGGGCGTGATCGCGCCCAAACTGGCCTTCAGGCGCAGAACCAAGCTGCGCTTCCTTGTGCTTCACCTGATCCTTGGCCTTCCGCTGGTCAATATTGCGGAACTGGTCAGTGATCATCTTGGGCCGCATCATAAGCTGCATGCCCTTGCGCTCAATCGTATGATACTTGCCATTGGCAGGCATCATTTCCGGGTGGCGGTCAGCAGGAACAGCCTCCCAGCCCGTGCGCGCCAACTGAACCTGATACGCGGGGTCTTCCTGATTATAGATGGTCTTGCGCTTCCACTCATAGGTCCAGCCATCAGGCACGGATGCCGGATCGATGTAGAAGTCATCAGTACCTTCATCCAGGCCGCCCAGATGCTGCATAATCTCAGCAGCGCGGCGATTAGCGGCAGCGCGGGGGTCTTCATCCCGCACAGCCGGTCGCAGGGCAGGCCGCGTGACAGCCGCAACCTCAACAGGCGCCTGCGCCTCTTCAGCAGCTTCAGAAGGCGCCACAGCCGGGTTTTCGGTCGGCAGGACGCGGCGGGGGCGGCCACGGCGGCCACGAATGGGAGCTTCCATTTTCAAATCTCCTTCAGTGCAACTTGCCTTCGCGCTTCAAGGCAACCTTGTTGCGCGCGTATTCTTCGGGCGACATACCCATCATGCTAGCCATTTCCCGCTCTTCAGCGGAAAGTCGCACGACATTGGGGCGGGTTCCAGTTGCCGTACCAGACCGTGAAACCGGCGCCGCAGCAGGCGCAGAACGGCGCTGGGATGGCGCAGAAGCCGCAGACAAAGCAGACTCTTGCTCCACCGCCGGGGCTGCCGGGGCAGCGACTCCAAGAACCCGCTCGACCGAAGCAAAATACTCGGGAGTGTCAGCGGCAATGCCATCGGCGGTCACCAGATTGTGCGCCGCGATCATCTTCTGCGTCAGGCGCGGGTTGCGGGCATATTCAGGATGCGCCCGCACCCAAGCCGCAGACGGCGCGGACAGTTGGGACGCAAGCTGCTCAACCGGATCAGCGTGCTGCACCGGCCGGACAGGCTGCTTTAGCTGCGCCTCCATGGCCTGCATGCCGTTTTCAAGCTGAAGCAGCTTGGCGCGGACATCCGCCATGGCTTCCTGATACTCAACGGCGCTATCGTGATCGCCAGCCGCCAGCGCCTGCTTGTAGTTTTCCTTCAGAATGTCATTTTCGCGCTTCATCGTGTCGATGGCAGTGCGAACAAGCTGAAGGTTGGAGTTATCCACCTCGCTGCGGGCCTGCTGAGCCTGCGAGTTGGCCTGCTGCGCCCGATATTCCGCTTCTTCGCGGGCCTTTCGCTCTTCTTCCAGGCGCCGACGCAGTTCTTCCACGCCATCTTCGGCGGAAATTACCGGCTTTTCGGGCGTTTCACTGGCTTCAACGACGATTTCAGGCGTTTCAGCCGCCGGTTCGTCAGTCTGCACCTCAATTTCAGCGTTTTCTTCGGTCCCAGACATGAAATTCTCCCTTTACCAAACCTGATCAGGTGCCGCGATCTTGCCGCGCACGGCCGTATCATCAAGAATACGGCACAAAACATTGTTTACAGTGATGCTCCAGCCGTCAGACGGCCGAAAAACCACCCAGTCACCCTCGTTGACTTCAATATCAGTGAACCACTGATTGCTTTCATCAACAAAAGCCAGCGGCCCCTTCTTTACCACCAGCCCAACCTTGCCCTGAATCTTATCTTCATCAACCGTGGCATCCGGAAGGTAAATACCGCTCTTGGTTTTCTTCGGTCGGACATAAACTGCAACCAAAACTTGGTTGTTAAACAACTCAAATGTGGAAAGATCACCGATATCCTTCATGATACCGGCCTTCGGATCGTTGCTGTGATCCATCTGCATAAAAGGCATCGTCATTCCCTCTAACGATTGCGTTGACTGGATCGATTTTTCGCTTCTTCGATCAAATCGTCCATACCGCGAAGTGCCATTATTGCACCTTGCGTGTGCATTATACTACCATTTCCTTCGTGATTAATAGGTGTTGTTACAAGCAGTTCCTTTAATCGTTCGATTTCCTCAAAAATAAGCTGTCGGAACTCTTTTTCGAACAAAGCTGCATTGGTCAACATGGCCAGCCCCTCAACTGGTCCCCCTATGTAATGGGCGGGCCGGGAAGGTAGAGGGATTACCTTCCCGGCCCCATTCGCGCGCCCCTATGCGGGAGGTCTGGCGCGCGAAAGCTCTTACTTACGGGGCGGCTTCAGCCCGTAAGCCTCAGTCTTTTCCAGGCGACCTTCGCCGCTGCCAGCGCCAGCGTGCATCTTCGGATAGATGCGGCCACCGGCCTTCCGCGCAGGCGGCTTCAGGCCGTAGGCTTCGATCTTCTCCAGCCGACCTTCGCCGCTGCCAGCACCCGCGTGCATCTTCGGGTAGATGCGGCCACCAGCCTTGCGGGCAATCGGCGGCATGCCCGGAGGCGGACCACCCTGCGGACCACCCGGCGGCGGCATCGGCATCGGAGGCATGCCACCCGGCGGCGGCATCATGGCGGCGCCAGGAGCGCCACCAGGGGGCATCGGCGGCGGCACCGGCACCGGCATACCCTTCGGCGGCCCAGGCGGCATGGCGGCCTGCTGCTGCGGCTGACCAGCGTTGATGCTGATCACGATGTTGGTCTTGCCCTTACCCTTGGACGGCTTCTTTGTGCCAAACAGGCTGCCGCCGGAGGCGCGGGCAATCCGCCCACCAGTCGGCCGCGTGCCGCCAGTGTAGTTGCCTTCCTTGACCTTACCGCCATTCTTTCGAGTGGCCGCGCCAGCTTTATAAGTGTCTTCGATGCTGGCATTGCGCGAAAGACGATCAAGTTCACGCGCATTCAGTTCATCAGCAGACATTTCGCGCGGCGCAGGCGCCGGACGGCGCGGAGCCTGACGGGCAGAAACGACAGTTTCATCTGTGGACGGAGCGCGATAACGCGGATTGGCGGCGGCGGCCGCCATATCTTCCTGATAATACGCATCAGGGCGAGAACGCGGACGATACGCGGCTTCCGCCATACGCTCTTCATACTCAGGATGCGTGAAGCGCCGCCCAGCTTCAGTGCCGCTCATGGTCGCGGCGGCAGTTGGTTCAGGCGCCATACCGCCAGCAACACCAGCAACACGACCAAGCGCGCGGCGGATTACAGTATCACGCAAACCGGGAGAAATTTCGTAGCGCGGGCGTCCAACTTCACGCCCTTCTTCCGGTCGATAAGCCTGACCTTCAACCACGATATCCAAAGGGCCGCCGCCACGCTTGGCAATGCGGCCACCCTTCTTCAGCCCCTTAGTGGACTGCTGACGGTCATGCTTTTCATCCAGCTTGGACTTCTCCCAAGCCTCCATGGACATGCCGTGCTTCTTCGCCAGCTTCTTGTCCTGGCGCAGGTCTTCCTTGGAGTGTTCCCACTCCATGTGGCTGATCTTGCCGCCCTTCTTGGCACCCAGCATCTGGCCCATGCGGCTTCGGGTCGGCTGGAAGCCCATACGGCTGGACGGCACATTGGATTGCGCCGCCAGCACGCGCGGGTCAGCATTGCCGCCGTCCGCCTTCTTGGCGCGGCCACCGTGCTTGCGCATCATGCCGCGCGGCGGCGTCATGTCTTCTTCATAAGACGGCGCAGACGAACGCGGCAGCATGTTCGGCATGCCACGCGGCGGCGTCACGTCTTCTTCATAGG